TGGCGACGGACTTCCTCGAACCAGATCGCCTCCACCGGCCCGGATAGCCGATCGATCTCGCTCAGCCAGTTGGTGAAGCGCAGATACCGCATGCCACCGCCGTCGAAGCGGCCGGGGCGGAAGCAGACCGTGCCGGTGGTGATCAGCCCGTCAGCCCCTCGCAAGGCCCAGCCGGTTGTGGTGCCCAGATCGAGGGCAAGGATCGTGGGTGATGGAAAGGTTGGTGTCGCGGCCATTTGGGGGCTCCTTTTTTCCGGCTGCTCGATGAAGGGATGGACAGGATCGCGGTGGACGAAATCGCCCAGGGGTGGGTGGTGGACCTCCCCACCTGACGGGGGGAGTCCACCCACCCCTTTTAGGGGTGCCTATTCCGAAATCTGGAATCTGGCAAAACCCTATGATTTCATTGAGGAAATCCAGATTGCGGGTCAGATTGCGGATCAGCCCGTCCGAAATCTGGAACAGGTGCTCCAAGTCATTGAAAAATCGCCAGAAAACCCAGATTTCTGATTGCGCGCAGATTCCAGATTTCGCGAAATCTGGCCAGATTTCGGATTTCGGGGGCCAGATTTCGGGTGCGTCCGCGGCGGTGAAATTCATGTCTCGCCCCCTTCCGGATAGACCCAGACGGCGGGGTTTTCGACCGGCAGAACCGCCCCGGTCTGGGGGCACTTGTAGTGGCTCGGAAACACCCGGACATGCACCGGGGTGACCTCGCCCGTTTCCGGATCGACCGTCTCTTCGCCGGTTGCCAGTTCCATGTGTTCGACGCAGAGATAGCCGTACTTGCTGCGGTCCGAGGCGAGGCCGAGATCGCTTGCGGCATCGCCTTTGACGAACTTGACGATCCCCTTGGTGGTCAGGACGTTCAGCCGCTCGCGAATGCTGGTCTGCCCGCTGAGGCCGCTCTTGTTCTCGAAGGCCTCGGCAAAGAGGGTCATGGTGTACATGCGCCCCGAGCGCGCCTCGCGGTGGAGAATGTCGACGATGACCTCGCCCTTGCGATCCCGCTCGGCATCGAACTTCGCCCCCTGTTCGGCGCGCACGAGCCGTTCGTTCATCGGGTTGACCTCGACCCACGCCCCCTTGACCTTGTCGACGAGCTTTGGCTTCAGCGCGGGGCCGTTCCGGAGCTCGATCTCCAGCTTCCGCTCCGATGCGTCCTCGTCCGGCCGGTGCAGGATCAGACCCGTTGTGTAGAAGCCCCTGAGCGCACTGGCGCCGGAAAGGGCAAGGAAGGGATCCTCCTTCACCTGGTGCTTCGACAGCTTCTTGGTGTGGTGAACGAGGATCACGCCGCAGTCGGGGTTGACGTGATCGCGCAGCACTTCGACGCGGTCCTTGAGGAAGAACATCATCGCGGCGTTGTCGTTCTCGCCGCCGCCATCGGGTCCGCCGTCGAAGAGGTTGCGGATCGGGTCGATGCAGAGGATGTCGAGTGGCGCGTCGGGGAATGCGGCCCTGATTGCCGCGGCCACGCGGGCGCTGCCCTCGGCATCGAGCAGCATCTTGAGCTTCGGGGTGACGACGAGGTTGTCGCGCGCGGAGGCGATCAAATCGGGCGGCAGGCCGATCTGCTGCATTCGCTCGCGCAGGTAGTGATACTGGATCTCGGCCTGCAGATAGAAGATCCGCAAGGGCCGCGGCGGTGTGAAGCCGAGAAACGGCACGCCGGCGGCCATGTGCACGAGCCAGGCGATCAGCAGATCGCTCTTGCCCACCTTGGGCGCGCCGCCAAGCACCAGAAGGCCGCCCGGGGTCAGCACGCGGGGGCCGATCAGGTCGGCGGGCATGGGGCTCCGGTCGTCGAGCAGCTGCCCCAGCGTGAAGGTGGGCATGTCGTCGGGCACCGGCGCGGCGCTGTCGAGCCGAACCAAGGGCGGGCCGTGGCGCTCGACATGGCGGGCCCAGAGGCGTTCGGATTCTCGCTTGAGCCGTTCCACCGGCCACTGGGGCCGCAGCATGGCGGCGTTGTAGCCGCAGATCGCCTCCCAGCCATCGTTCTTCGAGAGGCGGCCCTCGTGAACCAGCCGGATGAAATAGCCGATGGCGGCCGAGGCACCCTCGAAGCGCGACCAGTCGTCGGCGGCGCCCTCGCGCACCGGGGTGACCAGAACATCGCCCACGGCGGGCTTGTCGGGTGTGGCGAAGTCCGGTGTCAGGTTCACGCCCGGCACGGGCGGCATGTCGGCCACGGCCTCGGCGAATTCGTCGAGATCGCGCTCGAGCCCGGCGTTCAACTCCACGATCCGCACCAGCGTCTTGAGGCCGTTCTTGTAATAGACCGAGCCTGCCACCCGGATCGGCTGATGCGCCGAGCGGAAATGCATGTCGCCTCCGACCTTGGCGGCGATGTCACCCCGCAGGCGGCAAAGGCGGCGGATATCATCGCCCTCGGCGGGTTCGGTGAGCTTCCACCAGACGTGGGCCTTGTGCTGGCCCTCGGGCGTGATGCCGCCGCTTTCGACGACCATTGTGGGCGGGCCGAGATGGCGTTCGAGATGGGCGCGTTTGGCGGCGATGTCGCCGCTGTCGATGTCGACGACAACCGCTTGCATCTGAGCCACGTCGGCGGCCTTGGCCTGACCGGTTTCCGCGACCGTGCCGGGAATGACGTAAACCGCCGCGCCCTCGCGCGCGGCCCAGTTCGCGAAGGTCGCCATCTTCTCGGGCGCGGTCTCGTCGGCCGCGATCCAGATGTTGTGCGGCCGGCCGTCGATCCCCTGTCCCTTGTCGATGAAGCTGCGCACCGGGATCAGCCCGTCGCTGTAGCCGAATACCACCTCCATGAAGGAGGCGATCTGCTCGGGGTCGGGTTCGTCGCCGAAGGGGTCGATCCGCGGTGCCGCGTCGTTGAAATCGCGCCAGGGGTTGAAATGGACGAGGTTGGCCTCGGGCTGGTCGGTCGTGTTGTCGTCGCGCATATCGGTGTCCTCGGGTGGTTCGGGCGGGTCCTTGGGGGCGTCATTCATCCGGGAAGTCCCCAACAGCGTTCGGCCCATGGGCAGAACCGGCATTCGAAGAAATCGCGGCTTTGGGCCAAGCGCGGCAGCAACTCGCCCGCGTCCGTCGCCCGCAGGATCCGCACCGCGCGATCCGACATGCGCTGCGCGAGATCGGCGTCGAACGGCACCAACTCATGGTGCAGCTCAGCCGTGTCCTTGTTGATGGCGGTGAACAGCGCCGGGTTGGCCGCGATGCCGGGCACGCTCTCCTCCATGTAGGCCTGGTAGAGCGCGATCTGCGCGGCGTAGACGGGCTTCGCCACGGTCACTCCCTTGGCCACCGTCTCGCGCCAGTTCTTGGCGTTCATGGTCTTGCATTCCCAGAGGGCGGGTGTGCGCAGACCCATGGCGGCGGGGGCGCCCATGACGATCCCATCGACATGGCCGCGAATGCGCCCGCCCGCGACGGAGAATCCGAACTGGCCGCCATCCCGCTTCCGGGTGACCAGATCGAACCCGGCAGCCCGCAGCCAGCGAATCGCCAGATCCTCGAGCGCGTGCCCAATGGCGAAGATGCGCAAGGTTTGGCCCGAAAACTCCTGGCCTTCGTCCTTGGGCGCATGGGCAAACTCGAACTGCAGCGCACGCTCGCAAGGCTGCCCCAGCCGGGAGGCGCCGAGATAGTCACGCGGCGGCGTCGCTGCTCGTTCGGCTTCGAGGGCGGCATCGACGGCCGTGTTGATCCGTTCGGCGACGCAGGGTCTATGGTTGAAATCCAGCATCAAAACGGCACCTCCGACTTTTGGGCGATCTCGGCCATCTCGGCGCGGAAGGCCTCGATGGTGACCACGATCAGGCGGTGCATGTCGTTCTGCGTCAGCTGGCCCAGCGGCCGATCCCAGCCGATCCGCTCCATCTCTGGCGCGAGCGCGCGCATGACGGCGGGCAGCGCCTGGGTTTCCTCTTCGGTGAAATCGACCATGTTCAGTCCTCTCTTTGCCTTTCGGGTGAAGGCCGCCTGGCAGCCCATGGAGCAGAACCAGCGGCGAGTGCGGGTTGGACGCGGACGGTTGGGATCGAACCAGCCGAAGCCGCGGGTGCGGGATGTGCAGACGGCGCAAATGACCGGGCGCGGGTGCCATAAGCGATCAAAGCCCGGTCGATCCGCAGGCGATACGGGCGGGGGTGAGACTTGCGCGACATGGCTCACGCGGCCCTCCGTTCCGGCGTGGCGGCGGCCTGGACAAGCTGCCGGATGGCGCGCTTGTTGAACCGGAAGGAGATCAGCGCCGAGGCGTGGTAGCGTGTGAGCCCGTAATCCTGCCGCGCGCTCGGGGGCAGGTATTGCAGCTGCTTCTCTGTCGGGGCCTGGCTCAGCCAGCCCCGGGTCTTGAAGGCGCTCTCGTCGCTCTCATGCGCGTTGAGCCAGTCGTCAGCCTGAGCAAGGCAGACGGCGCGTTCGCCGACGCCGAGAAGCCGGGGCTGCACCCCGCGCCGGCCACCGACCGCATACCAGAGCCCGTCCAGCCAGAAGATGCCGGCCCAGGCGGTGAAGCCCGTGGCCATCAGCGCCCCCTCGTCGCCGAAGAGATCGACCCACTGGAAACTCGACCGCTTCAGCAGGTCGATCTCGGTCATGACGAAACCCTCGAGCGGCGCCGTGCCCCCGTCCTCGCCCGCGTCCTCGCGCAGGAAAAGCTCACCGCAGAGCGGGCATTCGCGTGCCGCCAGCGGGATCTCCGCCTCGCAGGCAGGACAGGACTTGGTCGGGGCCTCGCCGGTCTCGCTCTTGCCATCGAGGTCGACGTCCTGCTCCAGCGTGCCGTGGATCAGGCTCGAGGTGCCGAAGTCGAGGACAACGCAGTCGGTCTTGACGATGCCGGGGTGTTCCTCGGGATCGATGGTGCGCAGGCCGCGCCCGACCATCTGGATCATGGTCGACTTGCAGGATGAGGGCCTCAGCAGGATCACGCAGGACGTAGGCGGGTGATCGAAGCCCTCGGTGAGCACGGAGACGTTGACCAGAACGGCGATCTCGCCCGAGGCGTAAGCCCCGCGGATGTTGCGGCGCTCGTCAAGCGCGAGCTCGCCATGGATCAGCCCCGCCGGAATGCCGGCCGCGTTGAAGGCTTCGGCGACGTGGGCCGCATGGGCGACGGTCGAGCAGAAGACGATGGTGGGGCGACCGGCGGCCTTCTCGCGCCAGTGGCGGATCACCTCGTCGGTGACCGGCGCGCGGTCCATGATGCTGGCGACCTCGCCCATGTCGAAATCGAGGGCGGTCTTGCGCACCTTCTGCAGTTGCGCGCGCACGCCCACGTCGATCACGAAGGTGCGCGGCGGCACCAGGTGACCCGAGGCGATCAACTCGCCCAGCCGGACCTGATCGGCCACGTTGTCGAAGACCTGGCGCAAGCCCTTGCGGTCTCCCCGGTTCGGCGTGGCGGTGACGCCGAAAATGCGGGCCTCGGGGTTCGCGTCGCGCACCCGGTCGACGATGCGGCGGTAGCTGTCGGCGATCGCATGGTGCGCCTCGTCGATCACCAGGAGATCGAGCTCCGGCATGGCCTTGAGATTGGCGGGGCGGCTCAGTGTCGGCGCCATGGCGAAGGTGACCTGGCCGGACCAGTCCTTCGTGGCGGCATCGACCACGGAAGTTGTCACGTCCGGGTTGACCCGGCCGAACTTCTCGCGGTTCTGAGCCGTCAGCTCGTCCCGGTGGGCCAGCACGCAGGCCTTGGCGCCGTCGCCGACGAACGATCCGGCAACCGCCGACAATGCGATCGACTTCCCGAATCCGGTGCTGGCGATGCTCAGCGTATTGCGGTTCTTCGAGAGCGCAGCGAGGCTGCGCTCCACGAAGAGTTTTTGACGAGGACGAAGGCGCATGGGCTGGCCCTCACTCGGCCCAGGACGGGCGGCCCGGCATGGACGACGCCGTGGGGGTCTGCTGGGGCGCGGTCTGCGCGGCCGCAGTCTGCGGGATGCTGGAGGGAGCCGCGGGTGCCATCGGTGCAGCCGCCGTCCCCATGATCCGGGCATAGTCCCGATGATCCGGCGTGACCGCCGCGCGGATCTCGTTCTTCTCCTCGCCCATGGCATCGGTGCCGATGTCGATCCGGGCCACGAACTCGAGCCCGTCGAGATCGGCAAAGCCGCCGATCCGCCGTGCCGCCTGCGCCTGGGGCGACTGGTCCTTGTCGGAGATACCGCGCGCCGAGTTCAGCATGCCCCGGATCAGGCTGCGGCCCATGTTGGCCCAGTCCGGCCCCTTGGGGCTGTAAAGCCCGATCAGGGTGAAGATCTTGCGCCGGGCGTATTGTCCCTCGAGCACGGTGAATTCGCCGTTGAGATAGACCGCGCCGGTCGAGCCGCGGGTGGCATAGCCCCCGGCCCAGCCTTGCGAAGGGTCGTCGAAGCCGCCGGGGCGGATGGTGAGCCGCACCTTGGCGAGCGTGCCCTTGGGGATGAGGTTGGCGTTGGATTGCGCGTCGTTGAAGTCGTTCCACAGGCCAGACATGGCATTGGTCCTTTCAGTTGGAGGGATCGGTTTGAGGGGGGACGGCCGCCGCCGGGATCGCCGGCGGATCGATCACCAGCGGGCGCGCATCAAGCGGCAGCGGCTGGTGGATCTTGTCGATCAGGCGCCCCAGATCGGGGGGCTCGAGCATCTCCAGGCGGCCGGAGCGGTCCTTGGCCGGATAGCCCCAGGGGTTCTGGGTCTGGCAGACGAAGACCCGCCGCAGTTCGCCGTTCGCTGGGGAAACGGTCCCCCCGGACCGTTTCCTGATCCAGCTCACCATCCGGCAAAGAGGTCAGCGTCAGCACCTCGTCGACGATGCCGGGCAGCTCGAGCCCTGTCTTGGAACCCTCGATCTGCGGCACGAAGACCTTGCGATTGAAGTCGTCGAGCTTCTCGTCGAGGATGCCGACGAAGATCACGTTCTTCGCCCGGGTGTGCTGCAGATGGGTGAGCCAGCCGATCATCTCGCGCCCGTGCAGCCCGTAGGCGCCGCGCACATCCGGTTTGCCGGTCTTGTCCGAATGCGCCTCGGGCTGGCCCTTGCACCACTGGAAGCACAGCCGACCGGCGACGGTGATCGAGTCCACGAAGAGCGTGTCGTACTTGTCGAGCGCCGCCGGATCACCGAACTTCCTGCAGACCGCCTCGAAATGCGCCCGGCTGTAGGGCTGGTCGTCCCTGAGCGCCGGGTTGGCCCCGCCGATGAACACCGCGAAATCCCTGCATTCGGTCCAGGTGCGCGGCCGGATCGTGTCTATGGGCAACCCCTCGACGGCGAGATCGCCCGCCTCGAGATCGAAGAACAGCGTCGTGCTTGCCTTGAGCGTGCGCAACAGCGTGGTCTTTCCCGCGCCGCTCGCCCCGAAGATCGCGGCCTTGACGCCGCGCATCTCCGCGAGCCGCTGATCGGCGGTGATGATGGGGAGGGTCATGCCGGCACCCCCTGCGGTTTGCGGGGCGCCACGGGATCACCGCTGGTCACGGCGGCGTAGAGCGCATCCAACCGATCCGCCTCAGCGAGGCATTCGATCCCCTTGCGCCGCATGAAGCGCCGCGCATCGTCGAGCAGCGCGGGATCGGCGATCAGATCCGGGATCGCGACATATTCCTCGGCGCTCTCGACGAAATAGGATTTCGAGCGCAGGTCCTTCACGAGCGGCGCGAAGGCCGCGCAGATCTCCGAGAAATCGGCCTGGCCCGACCCGTCGTCCCGATTGCGCAGGATGCGCTTGACCTCCGAGACGATCCCGGTGCGCAGCATGCGCAACGCGCCTTCCTCGCGCGCCTGCGAACAGGTCAGCGGAAAGGCCGCCTCCATGATCTCGTCGGCGATCCTGGGCGCGTTGTTGCCCACGCGGGAGGCAAACTCCCAGACGGACGCGGCAAAGGCCGCGGATTGGCTATTCAGCATCGAGCCACTCCTTGATTTTGGTGAAGACTTCAGCGCCGCGGGCGATGGCCCGGGCGTCGAGATGGTGGAACGGATCGTCCCGCGCCTCGCGCATGCCCTGCCGGGCGAGCGCGAGGTTGTCGTCCGAAGCCCATTCCGCGAAGGCCCGAAACGTGCCGGTCACATGCTGCCAGGCGGCGCGTTCCGGCGTCGGCGGGACATGGAGGGGATTGCGGCGGCCGGTGGGGCGCTGCGGGCGCATCCCCCTCCTGGCCGCGTCAATCACCATCTTGCGCAGAGCGGCGCGGGTCGGTTCCTCGCCGCGTTCGAGGCGCTCGTTCAGAACGCGCCGGACCATGCCGGGTTCGGTGGCCTCGGCATCGCGGATCTGGCGGGCCTCGTGGATCTGGTCGCGGCGCAGGCCGAGATCGGATGTCGTCGCCTGAAAAGT